ACACACCGATTCCCGTATCGAGCGCGGCCTTGAAGGCGCCGCCGAGGGTCTTCATCTGCTCGTCCATGGCGGTGGCGAACTCGACCGCGCCGATGCGCCGCAGATAGCCCTCGATCTCGGCCGCGTTCTTGCGCACCGTCGTGGTGACGCTGTTGAACGTGAAGGCGACCTCATCGCCTTGGGCGCTCGCCTGGATGCCGAACTCCCTCAGGCGCTCGAACTCGCCGGTCGCGGCATCGGCCACCGCCTCGATGACCTGATCGAGCGAGCGGCCCATGGCGGAGGCGGTGTTGCCGTAGGAGCGCAGCGCCGCGATGCTGGGGTCGAGCCCGCGCGCCTTGAGCTTGATGAAGGCGCCCACCACCTCCTCCAACTGAAACGGGGTCTTTGCCGCAAACTCATCGAGCGCGGCGAAGGCGGCGTCGGCCGCCTCGGCCGAGCCGGTGACGGTCCGGAGCGAGGCCGAGAGCGTCTGGAACTCCACGTTTGCCGAGACGATGGAGCGCGCCAGCAGGCCGAGGCCGAGCGCCGCCACCATGGTGCGCAAGCCCCCGAGCCCGGCGGTCAGGTTGCGGCTCTCGTCGTTGAGCCGGCGCAGCCGGGCGCCGGCGCCACGGGCGTCCGCTCCCATGCGGCCGAGCGAGCGCCCAGCGCCGCGGGCCGCCCGGCCGGTCTTGCCGCTCGCGCCGGCCAGACGCTCCAGGTCCTGCCTGGAGCCCTTGATCTCGGCCCGGAACCCCTGGGCGTCGGCGATCAGGCGCGTCGACAGGACTAGATCGGCCATCGCTCAGTTCTTCCCCGGCACGGACGATGTGCCGGACAGCTCGTGGACGGCTTGCAACGCCGCCGCCTCCATCACCCGCAGGCCCTCGAACAGCTCCGGTGTGGGCATCAGGCCCGCGAGCCTCATCGCCGGCTCCACGGCCGCGTAATCGAGCCCCTGGGGCAGGCCGGCGGGCGTCATGCGCCATTGGGTGGCGAGGCTCAGGAACAGCACCACGCAGGCCTCGTTCCCGGGCAGGACGCCGAACGGCTCACCCTCCGTGGCCATGCCGTCGTCGTCACCGCCGTCTCGGTCGCAGGCATCGCCCCGGCTCGCCGCGCCATGATGTGTCCTCCGGGCGACCCAGTGACGGGCCGCCCCTCTCAGTTTTTTGCCTTCCGCCCGGTCATCGCGTCCATGAAGGCCTCGGCCATCGCCGCGCGCACGTAGGGTACGGACACGAAGAGCTGGAGCTTTTCGTCGTCGAACGCGACGTCGTTGCCGTCCTCGTCCTTGACGCCCTCCCAGCCGGTGACGACCTCGCGCAGCAACGCCGCGTCGACCGCCCCCGCCGCGTCGTTGAGGATCTCATCGAGGCGCTCCTGGCCGAGCTCGCGGAAGACGGCGTTGAAACTCTCGATACGGTGCTTGCCGCCGTCGGCCGGAACCCGCACGCGGACGGGCCAACTAAAGCTGTGCTCCTCGCGGATCGTGAACATCACGCGGCCTCGCCGTCGACCAGCAGCGCGGGTTTTCCGCCGCCGGGTTCGAGGATCTCGACCGTGAGCTGGATCTGCTGCTCGCCCTCGCGGTTCAGGAGACCGACATCGCCGCCGGGCGCGACCGAGCACACGGGCGCGTAGTAATCCCGGCCCTTGCCCGTCATCGGCGTCTCGATGTAGCGCACCGCCGCCCGAACGTCCTTGAGATCGCCGGTTTTGACCTGGCGGCGCGAGCCCGCGATGGGCGTGTAGTCGGCCAGGACCTCGCTCCCGTCGGCGATGCCGCCGCCGGGCACGATGTAGAGCCGGCCGCGCGCGGCATCGACCCTGTAATCGTCGCCCGCCGCGTAGGCGGCGGGGCTGGTCTCGTCGGTATCGGTGACCACGGTCTTGGCGGCGTCGGCGTCGATGGCGGCGACGCCGGTCGGTTTGTCGTCCTTGACGCCGAGCTAATACCAGTGGCCCTGCTTGACCGTCAGCCTCTCGTCGGTCACCTCGGCCGCCGCGTCGGCGACCTCCTCGATCGCGCTGCCGCCGACGAACAGCGCGATGTTCTCGTGGCTCATGTCGTGCAGCGTGATCGACAGGGTGCGCGTGATCGACCGCACCACGTCGGCGAGCTTCCGGGCCACCGGGCCGGTGCCCGAGAACACCTGGGTGCGTTCGGTGGTGACCGTGAGGCTCGCGCCGACGCCGTCGCCGAGATAACGCTCGCCCGTGGCGCCGTCGTCGGCGTCCAGCAGATCGAGGAAGATCTCGCCCGCGCCGATGACGATGTTGTCGGTATGCTTCTCGGTGGCAGCGCTCATGATTGCGTCTCCTTCGTGGTCTCGGGGGCCACCCGACCGGCGCGCACCGGCGCCGCGGCGGCTTGACCCGTGCTGTCGCCGGTCTTGCCGGCCTTGGCGCCGGCCGCCTTGGCCTTCACCGGCTCGAAGTGCCCTCCCGCCTCGAGCCGCGCGATCTGGTCGGGCCGCAGCCGCACGGTCTCGCCGGGCTGTTTGAGAACGCCCGACTGGACGAGCGGCTTGGCGAGGATGCGCTCCTCGCGGGCGGCGGTCTTGCGTGTCACGATCGTTTCTCCTTCGTCTTCCTCAAGCCCTGAGCCGCGCCGGCACGCCGGGATCGCCGGCGGCGCCCGCCGCCGAGAGCCACCAGCGGAGCCGGTATTCGTCGCGCCATTCCACGCGGCCGCCGTCGATGCCGATCAGGAACCCGCGGCGAAACTGCAACACCTCGCTCGCGCCCTCGGGCGCCCAGCCCGAGATTGCCGCGCGCGAGGCCGCCAGGACCTCGGCGAGGGCGTCGCGGGCCCGGCCGCCGGCAGGGTCGTTGGGCGTGGACAAGAGCGTCTGCACGCCGATCGTCGCCGTGGTGTGCTGGGTCGCTCGGACCGCCGGCGCCACGCTGTCGGCGGCGTCCTCGGCGAGGGGCAGCACGAAGGCCGCCGGCGTCCGGGGCCAGGACGAAAGCGCCGCCGCATCGAGCGCGCCCAGCACTTCCCTGTAGATGCCGGTTGCCTCGAGCCGGGCGATGATCGCCGCGACGGCCTGAAACTCGATCGCTTGCGCGCTCATCGCACCGCCCTCTCGACGGCGCGGGAGACGATGCGCAGGATCGATTGCCGATCGTCCGCGTCGATGCCGAGAAACGGCCGCGCCGGGATGGCCGAACCGGGGTGATCGACCCGGGCCACGGGGTGCGCCGCGCCGGGCCAATAAAGCGCCTTCTTCCGCTTGGGCCGGATCGTGCGCGGCGCCGTCCTGCCGCCGAACTGGTGGATCGCGGCGTATTCCACGTTGGTGCCGACCTCGACGGAATCGCGCGCGGCGCGGTGGGTGATCGAGTCCCTGAGCCGGCCGCTGTCGCTCAGCGTCTGGCCGCCCTCGCGCCGGGCGCGGCCGCTCGGCTTCCACGGCACGCCGCCCGGGCCCCGCTCGCGCTCGAAGCGGTCGATGACGGAGGTCACGAGAGACTGACCGATCTCGTCCATCACCGGGGTGAGGTCCTCGAGGGTTGCCGTCAGGCGCTTGAACGCCGCCTGCAGCGCCGCATCGTCGGTCTCGACCTCGATCCTGATCCCGGCGCCGGGCATCTCAGAGCCCCCGCAAGGCGTCCGGCGTCATGGCCGGTTTCGGGCCGCCGGCCCGCGGGCCCGTGTTGCGGGGGCGCCTGACGGCGCCTTCCCCGTCGATGAGCGCGGTCTTGCCGGTGGCGATGTCCTCGAGCGTCGCCCGGGCGATCTTGGCCCGCGCCGTCACCGCGTCCGGCGCGGCATCGTCGTAGAGCCGCTCGCGCGCCAGATCGCAGGCAACGCCCACCAGCAGCGGGTAGCGCCCATCCGGCAGCGGCATATCGAAAGCCTCGCCCAGTACCGCGTTGATACGGGCGTCGGCATCGGCGAGCGCCGCGTCCATGCGCGCCGCGCCGTCGCCGCCGGCATCGGCCAGGCGGAGAATTTCGTCGGCCCCGAAACGGGCCTCCAGATCGGCGCGTGTAGCGTGGGTCATCGCTGTTCCGTATGCTCCGCCCAGGCCGCGTCGCGCTCGGCGGCCGAGATATCGGTGAGACCCGTGGCCGCCTCCAGCGCCCGGACCTCGGGTCTCCCCGACTTGGTCCAATGATCCGGGTTGCCATTCTCCAGGCCGGCGATGGCGGCCGCGAGCGCGGCCTGCCGGTCAGCCGGGGCCTCGGCCTTATTGACCGTCTCGGCGGTATCAGCCGGTGTCTCCGCCGCCTCGGCCGCTCCGCTCTCGATCAGGGCGTGGGCGGTCTCGGCGGGCAGGACTGCGGTCCCGCCGGGCGCGATGCGAGTGCCGTCATGGTCGATGTCCCAGACGGCCCGGATGGTGATCTCGTTCATGCGCCGTTTCCTCACGCCACCGCGTCGGCGAACAGATACCAGGCCCGCTGGGTGGGTGACCGGGCCGGCCTCAAGGTGATCGAGAAGTCGCGCCGTATCGGGCTGTCGTGGGCCGAGGCCTACGACGCGGTGATGCAC